TATTCCGCTAATGCATGGTTTTGACACAGACGATATTTATAAGCTAACTTCTTTGATGATTATGTTGTATAGGAAACATATATAGACTCAAGAGAAGATGTCGGACGAGACAGATCCTGAGTTTGGAGTGTTTCCTTACCTACCGGATGAAGAGAAGGAGCGATATCATATATATAGTAAGCAGGAGGGTTTTTCTAGATGTAGTATGTATGAGGAAATATCGAAGAAACTTGATATTTCCAATAATAATTGTGAAAATAAAGAAGATTATCCTTGTGCTCAATCTGGAGTGTTGGAATCACCTGAGAGTAAAGAATTTTCTCCTGATATATTGAAAACTATTCATGATGACAATGTATGTGTTCCTTTGGAGAGACATAATCCCAATAGTTTCATACCTACTCTGTCTGATAGGTTTTCTTCATATATAAGATGGGTTTATATGTTTTCAACAGAACTTCTTGCGTTCTTCTTATTATACATAATTGCTATAGCTCTAGCATTGATACCATGTAATATTTACGTCCCGAGTTGGCGTAGAGAATTATTTTTGATGGTTGTGCTTTTAATAGGTTCATTTTTCCATTGGCTCTTTATGGCATTGAGTTTTAAGATAACTCTCCTATTGATTTCTATACGTGTTAAGCGTGCTAATTCTATAATTAGTGAGTACTTAAAACGCACGGTTAATAAGCAGAAACAATATAGTAAAGATAGAATGAGTTACTTATGTGGTCAAAATAGTAATCATGAGCAATGGTCCTCTAAATTTTGGCGTGAACATAGTGAAAATATTGCGAAAGTTTCAACTTTTATAGCAATGTTTTTTGCGTCTTTTGCTGCAGGTATGTATTTCTTTAAACCGAAACACCGCGTGAGTTCTGAAGCTAATTCGAACTTTGCGAGGCGATCAGAGATTTCGACGCTTTTAGAAAAACGAGAAGACGCATACTCATGTGGAGACTCCTACGATCGTGTAGCGGTCCATGGTACAAACGCGTGGAATGTTATTGAGCGCCCGCAATTGGTATATCCTTTTACAGGAGACGTCACTCAACTTTTCCATATAGCCATGAGGAACGTAAGACGATGTAAGATAGTGGGCGATTATGATCTCGACACCCATATATTGGGTATTTGTGAAGATATCGCTCTCATCAACACACATGCACTTTACAATAGTAAATTGCTACGTGTTTCTCCGTCATTTACGCATATTGATCAGGAAATATATGTGGATACGTTGATAGATCCATTGCATATAGAACATTTAGGGAATGATATGTCACTTATTCGATTAAATGCTTTGCGTTTTCGAGATATTCGGAAACATCTGGGGACTTCTGATTTATCACGTGATATGAATGGTATTTTCATGGATAAGCAAATGCGGATTTTCTTTTATAAGGGTCCTCAGTGTATTATTACAGATTATAAAGAAAAAGTTCCTATGGATGCTTTATTAGGCTATTCGATGCCAACGAAGAAAGGATTCTGTGGCTTGCCTGTGGTTATAGAAACAGGTCTTTCATCATGTATCGCAGGTTTCCATGTAGGTGGAGACGGTACAATGGGTTTTGCATGTAGATTTGATAAAGCAGTTATTCAATCAGGCCTCGATCGTTTATTTTCTCGGCGAACGATGATGAGGATACAATCTGAGGGAAGAGTTATGATTGATAAGACAGATCTTCCTATTAATAAATCCAGTTTAAATTATCTCAAGATTCATGGGCCGCGTTATTTAGGTAAGATCTCAGGAAAAGTTGAGGCAAATCTAAAATCTAAAGTAAAAGCCACCAAGCTTGGTGAATTTGTCAATTACGAGTTATATGAGAAACTTGGCTTTGTACCTTCGGTTCGATTTGGTCCTCCTCCTATGCAGCCATTTAAAAGAGATGGAGTATATTATTCTCCATACAATGTGTCTTATTCTAATATAGCCCGACAGAAGACTGCACTTCGGTGGTCAGTTTTAAATAAGGTTATTCATAGATATACAGAACATATTTTTGAGAATTTACCCAAGGATTTAAAACTTTCACCGTGGAATATTAAAACTGCGGTTAATGGATCACAGAAGGATGACTTCATTCGTCGTTTAAATGTTAATACTTCTGCTGGTTTTGGCTGGATAGGGAAAAAGTCTAAGCATTTTGAAGTGGTGAGAGAGGATCCATTTCTGGAGCGTGAGCCTGGAGACACTCTAAAAGAGAAAATTAAAAACATGTTAGACATTTATCATTCCGGTGAATCATGTCAGATAATTTTTTCGGCACGTTTAAAAGATGAACCTAGAGACGTTGAGAAAAATCTCATAGGAAAGACTCGTATGTTCTATATGACACCTCTAGAATATCTTATTCTGTGTAGAATGTTTTTAGGCCCTTTTTATACATTAATGGTATCACATTGTAAAGTGTTTGGGGCCGCTATAGGCATTAATATGCATAGTGATGGCGCCAAATTATTTGAAGCACTCCATGAGTTTTCTAAATATATTATGGAGGGTGATTATAAAACCTTTGATACAGGGATGCCCTTCGAAATTGGCTTGGCAGCCTGTACCATTATTTGCGCAGTGTTGAAGAAATACGGATATAACGAAGAGGCTCTCTTTATAGTAAGATCTATACTTTCTGATGGGATGTTTCCACTTGTAGAAATATTAAAAGATCTGTTTATTATTGCAGGTTTACAACCCTCAGGAAAATATGGAACTGCTGAAGATAATTCATTACGGGGAATGATTATGCTGATGTATTTTTTCTATTTCCTTTTTGATGACGGAGACAAAGATTTCTTTGATCTAGTTTTCCCCAATACATATGGAGATGATTTAGCTGCATCTGTTAAGAAAACTATAAAAG